CAGACTGACAAATGATCTTCAGTGAGTAAACTGGGGCATTGTACATGTCGAGAGCGCGTCGCTGTAAGCAACTGCTGTGTGTAACGGCGTACCGGTAGTCTTCGTCGTCAAGAAAAACGTCACAAATGAGAATGTCAACGTTGAAGTGTGGTTGACTGTCCCACTCACCATAATACTTCACTCGTGGATCGCGTTTCAAGGTGACGTTGTCTCTCGTCAGCTTGTCAGGGTCCTGGAAGTGTGGGTCGTACAGGTGGAACGTGGCGTTGGGCATGAGATCGAGCGCAAGCGTGACCCAAGGTGCTGGGTACGCCCCCACGACGACGACTGTATTGGCGTCGGTGTGGGTTAAGAACATGTCGAAATAATGCACGAAGTTCTTGAGATTTCCCCAGTATGGCACGTGCGTTGGCAGTTCGTCGACTAGTACTGAGTAGTCACTAGGAACAACGAAGCCGGGTGGTGCTTCGGGGAGTGTGGTGTCTAACGGTCTTGCGGGGAGGCGTTCGTCGCAGTGAATGTTCTCGAATTGTACGACGCGCAGAGTTGTGGAGACGTCGTCTTCAACTCTGTACACGCCCGGTTTGATGCTGTCCCGCACCATCTTACCCTTGCGGATTAACGGTGGGGGAGAGTGCCAATCAGTATCCGGGTCGTGGCACCACTCCAGAAACTCCTCGATGGACCGGGAGTCATATAGGGAGTGCGCGTATTGCAGCATCCAATCACTTCGCTCGTTGGGAAATGTTTGGTCGACGAATTGTCCGTCGTCGTGCCGCTTCGGATCGTGGACGTACTGCAGTATGCCCCTTTCGGGGTCGTACGTTGTGCAGTTCCAGGGACACGAGCCGTCGTCTTCGAAAGATTGTGCGATGAGAGCCTCTTGTGCGCTGTAGCGAACTAGCGCGAGTGGCACTCTGGTGGGTCCCATGTGTGGTCCACAGATGCTGTTGAGAATCTTGTGGCATAGGTCTCCCAGGAGAGGCGTGTTCGCGTCAGTGGCGAAGTACCCGAGGGCTTTTGCGACGGCGCACTCTTCCGGAGTCCATTGGTTTCCCCCCGTGGCATGGTTGGAGAGGTGGAACTTGGAGAGCGCGCGTGAGATGTCGCATACACTGTTGAGGTCGCCT